CAGTGGTGAATTTGTAGGGAAATGGGAAGGTAAGAATCCTTTGAAGCTAATCCGTCAAATAATTGCCGATTGTCCCAGTATTCAATCTTTTCATATCGGCTACCTAGCTAGAGAAATTGAACGGGCATCTCAACTAAAAACAAATTACACTCAGGATAAATAAATGCCAACACAAATCATCCCAAAAGGACAATCCTTTCCCGACGGCACTTATCTGTATAAATGCCCTTGCTATGTTAATCCTTGCAACCTGTGTTTTAACGGCAATGAGACTGCTATAATTAACTCTTTAAAGACAGCAAAAGGACAACAATATTATGGCAACTTAAAAGCTTATTTGGCTATAAAAGGACAGATCATTATATCTACTGCAAAGTCAATAAAAGAAAAAAATAACGGCAAATTTACAATGATTAATATTACAGAATTAGCTGATACTCTAGGGTTTCCTAGAACACGAATTAAACCTTTAATAGAATATTTAGAAGAGTGTGGCTTTATAAAAGCTGGAACTTATGATAGACTGAGAATATCAATCAATTGGCAACCGACAAAGATGTAATTACTTCAAATTAAATTACATGGTAAACGAGAAAGAACCGAATGGAAAGGAGTGTTTAATTAAAATAAAATGGAATTAAAGGAATTAAGGCAATTTTGCTGTGATAGAATTGCTAACGGACATAAAACTATCACTCTAGAAACAGAATCAACTCGATTGCTAGTAAGTCACGGTCCTATCGGAGAACTCTGCTGTATTAATAAACGAGGCAAGCACGTTGTTTTGTATGATGCTTTAAAAGTTTTACAGTTTCTAGATAAGCTTGAAAATCAAGAAATAAAATCAAAAATTAGGAGTAAATAAATGACTAAAAAAGATTTCCCAACACTAGCAGTTCTAAGTATTACTAGCGGGCGATTACTGACACAACCAAAAGACGCAAGCGAAGGTAACGGCTTTGATCAGATATACGAAGTATTAGAATGGATGACTGACGATTTGCCAAATCGCACCAATTGGGACGATTTGGCAGAAGATTGTAAGCAGTGGATTTATCAATGGCATCCTGAGATTATCGAGGCAGACAGATGGATAGAAAACAAATTGACAGAAAAATGCGAAGTTGAGGACGTGAAAGATTGCCAAGCCGCAATGCTTGCAAAATTTGGTGAGTGGATAGAAATATATGGAAATGCCTTTCCTTCTTGAATAAAAATATTGCTTACAAGCTCTTGACTCTACGATGAACAAACATCATGAATAGCCCATCTAAGAATATTCAGCATCTGATAAACGAGTGCAAGATTGTAGAAGAGAATTGCCTCTATACGTCCCAAGCTCATTTTGTCATGGCAGACAAAGCAGAATTTCAAGCGCGTTTATTTTTGATTGTACCTTCTTGCATTGCAGCAATTAGTGGCATTCTAACTGCTATCGGCTTTCCGGCTTGGATTGGCTCATTTTCTGCGGTATCTGGACTTGTTACAGGTTTAGCGTCTGCTTTTGGCGTAGATCGGAAGGCTGGTTTGCACAAACAGGCTGGTAATGTTTTAACAGCACTACAACATGAAGCTCGTGCCTTGCATGAGTCATATTGGCGTGAGATACCGCATGAACAATTTGTTGCTGAAGTTAGGCGTATTCATAATAGATATAACTCATTGATCCAAATTTTAGAAACAACTGATAATTCAGCGTTTGAAGAGGGAAGAAAAAAGATCGGCGATCACGTTACAGAAAATTCCACAAGGCTATCACAATTTTAAAAATCTGTAGGAGTAAATAAATGATTAACGTAATTCAAAGAAGTGGAGAAACTCGTCCTTTAGACATCACTAAAATTCGACGAGTAGTTGAATGGGCGTGTGAAGGGTTAGAAGTAAATTCCCTCGCTTTAGAATCAGGATTAACTTCTCGATTACGAGATGGCATTACTACGCGAGAAATTCAAGAAAATTTAATCAATGTTGCCACACAATTGTTTTGTGTAGAAGAAACCGATTGGAAGTATGTAGCCGGAAGACTTCACATCTGGGGATTATGGAAAGATACAAGGATTAAAAGAGAATTTGGCGGCTATTTATCTCGTACGGTTTTTAGAAGATTAGAAGGAACCGACTACGCTAAATATGTTCAGTGGCAAGTGGGTAGAGGTATTTATGATCCAAAAATCACAGAAATCTATGACGAAAACGATTTAAAGATTGCGGGGGAGTGGATATACCCAGAATACGATAAAGATTTTGACTACGCTGGTGCGATCATGCTGTCAGAAAGGTATTTACTTGATTGTGAATTACCTCAAGAGGCTTTCCTGACTTGCGCTTTATTGCTTGCGAGTGTAGAGGAAAACCCAGAGAATAGATTAAGAATTGCGTTTCAAATTTACTTAGCTATAGCTCAAAGAAAAATCTCTTTAGCTACTCCAATTTTAGGCAATCTAAGAACCCCTAATGGTTCTTTAAGTAGTTGCTTCATCGTAGCAATGGAAGACAATCTAGAGAGTATTTTTAGCGAGATTACTAATACTGCTCGCATCTCTAAGAATGGTGGCGGTGTTGGGGTAAATGTAAGTAGAATCCGTGCCACTGGTAGCTGGGTAATGGGGAAAGCTAACGCTTCTGGTGGGATTATACCCTGGATTAAATTACTCAACGATACAGCTATTGCAGTCAATCAAGGGGGAAGACGCGCCGGGGCTGTCACTGTTGGGGTTGATATTTGGCATCTAGACGTGCCAGAATTTCTGGAAATGCAGACAGAAAACGGTGATCAAAGACGTAAAGCTTATGATGTTTTCCCCCAATTAGTTATTCCCGACGAATTTATGCGTCGGGTAGTAGATAAATCTGAGTGGACATTAGTTGATCCTTATGAAATTCGGGCAAAACTAGGGATAGAATTAGCAGAATTATGGGGCGAAAAATTTGAAGATGCTTACAAATTAATTGAAGATAATCTAGGGACAGAAATTACTCTCTACAGAAAAGTTAACGCTAGGGAGTTATTTAAAGATGTTATGCGCTCTCAAATTGAGACAGGTATGCCCTATCTTGCCTTTAAAGATACCATTAACCGAGACAATCCCAATAAACACGATGGGTACATCCCTCAAGTTAATTTATGCTGTGAAAGCTTTTCTAATGTCACACCGGGTAAAACGGCCCATTGCTGTAATTTAGTTAGTCTTAATCTTGCTAACATTGACACTCCTACTAATTTATCAGAAATGTGTCATCTTGCTGTCAGGATGCTTGACAATACTATCGACCTCACTTGTCCCCCAATTGGCGAGGCTAAAGAACATAATGATAAATATCGAACGATTGGAGTTGGGGTTATGGGATTAGCTGATTGGTTAGCTAAACGTAAATTATCGTATAAATCTTTTTCATTTATCAACATTTTGTTTGAAAATATTAGCTATTTTTGTACTCAAGCTTCAATAGAATTAGCTAAAGAACGCGGACATTATCAAGCCTTTTCTAGCAGTGAATGGGATCAAGGTAAATTATTAGGGACTAAACCATTAGATTGGTTTAAGTCAAATTTTTACCATAAATCTCACCATTTTTATAAATGGCAACGACTAGCTTCCGATGTACAACGCTACGGGATTAGAAACTCCCATATTACCGCTATAGCCCCCAATACCACATCATCTTTAATTCAGGGTTGTACTGCCAGTGTTTTACCTGTCTTTAAGCGGGTATTTACAGAAAAGAACTCAAAGGGTGCTATCCCTAATTGCCCTCCTTTTATTAAGAAATTTTTTTGGTATTATCAAGAGAATCAAAATCTTGATCAAAAGATTGTCGTTCAGGCAGTTGCTGAAATGCAAAAATGGATTGATACAGGGATTTCTATGGAATTACTATTTAACCTTAATCAGGGTGTTTATTTTCCTGACGAACCTAACCGCGTATTAACAGTTAAAGAAATTTACGAGACTCTAGTTTTAGCGTGGGAATCAGAATGTAAAGCAGTCTATTATGTACGGACTGTTCAAAAGGATAATTTTAAAGATAGCTGTTCTAGTTGTGCTAATTAACCATGAATATCATTTTTTTTGTTATTTTATCAATACTCGAAAAAATAAATAATCATTATGGCAATAATAATTATTAACTTTCTAGCAACTATTGTATTAAGTATATTTTTACTTTATACTGCTTTAATTTTTGCTGTTGTCTTGTGTAGAGTGTTTTTTAGATTTAAGACTAATTTAATCTACACAGTTAAACAATTCAAATACTATTTAACAGATGAATATAATCGGATTAGTTCTTGTAAATATTATAATCCTGAAACCCATAAAGACTTTAATCTAAAATGTAGCGTAAATCCTTCTATTTCTTGTGTACAATGTAAAAACTGGGAGCTAAAGTAAAGTAAAACTATGTCATTGATCAGTCTTAGCAATAAAATGCCCATTTCCCCGATCTTCAATCTGTCGGGAGATGATGCAATCGAAAACCGTTCGATCTGGTTTGGTAACACCACCAACTTGATGCAATTAAATGATGTTCGCTATACTTGGGCGGTAGGTTTATATCAACAAATGCGCGAAAATTTCTGGATTCCGCAAAAAATAGATATTACTCAAGATATAACTGACTATAACAATTTAACTCTTGACGAAAGACGTGCCTATGATGGTATTTTGTCTTACCTAACTTTTCTTGATTCTGTACAAACCTGTAACATTCCTCACTTAAAAGGTAGCGTCACTGCACCAGAAATTAGTCTTTGTATGGCAGAACAAATCTCTCAAGAGGCTATGCACAATCAAAGTTATCAATACTTGATTGAAACTATTATTCCCTCAAACAAAAGGGCTGAAATTTATGATTTATGGCGCACTGATAAAGTTCTTAAGGATCGCTGTGAATTTATTGCTAGTTCTTATCAACAATATATTGACAGCCCAACACAGAGTAATTATTTTGGTTCTCTGTGTTCTAATTATATTCTAGAAGGACTGTATTTCTATAATGGGTTCCAGTATTTTTATAATTTAGCTTCTAGACATCTAATGGCTGGAAGTGCCGATATTTTTAGGATGATTAATCGAGATGAATTGAGTCATGTTCGTTTGTATCAAAAATTAATTATAGAAGCATTGCATCTATTTCCAAAAGAGTCAATTAAAGAAGGTATAGCAAGTTCTTTCTTGGAGGCTGTTAATCAAGAAATTAATTGGTCCAACCATATTATCGGTAATCGAATACTGGGCATTACTGAAGAAAGTATAGATCACTATACCAAATACCTTGCCAATATTCGACTAAAAGCCATCGGCTTAAATCCAATTTTTACCGAGGACAAATACAAAAAATCTCCTTATTCTCATTTAGAAAAATTCTCTGATACTCAAGGGGAAGGTCATACCAAATCAAACTTTTTTGAAGCTACTGTTACCAGCTATGTCATGTCTTCTGGATTGAGTGGATGGGATGATATTTAAGCATCAGAGACAAGCGGCGCTCGATTTTTAAAAGGGTGGTTTGTTGGCACAAGAGACTGCAAATCACGTAGATGCTTCCAAGCAAAATAGCCTTTAATGGCATCAAGTGCGCTGTAGGCAATCCATCAATCTTTGAAATTTTTGGCATCCGATTACTGTTCTTGATTTCCTTGATGGTGAGGGATAGAGTCGGGAAATCAGTGGCAAAATGTGGCACGCAACCCTGTCAATCAATCTTGCAAAAGCCTAAATAATTTAGCCGTATTGATAAATTCCATTATTTTTTATTGCCGGATCCGACTGCTGATAAATTCCATTGATTTTAATGAAAGGTACTGCAAGTTGATAAGCTCCATTGACCTTAACGTAACTTTGGGTAAATTGAATTAAATCAATAATGGGAATTTGTCCAATTTCTATTGTTGCGGGATCAAATAAACGCCGTGAAGCCATACGATTACTCCCCAAAAAAAAGAGAACCTGAAACAGAATGAGCGCCTGTCCCTGGATATAAAAAAATAGACAAACAAGCGTTTGGGAAGGTTTTGCAAAGGCTTCCAATAAATCCCCCAGTACTTACAGCGTCAATCGGCTGACTGAATGACACCGACATCATAGCCAAAGGCTTAAATAATGCCACCCCAAAATTACCAGCCGTGCCAGTGGTGGCTGATAAAGTTACCGACTTCACTTCCCGCACACCAGTATCTCCAGGAGCAAGAGGTATCAAATGTATTCTACCCGGGACTCGTTCAGATGTCGACGAACCAGAGAAAGACATCGGAGGGCTAATTTGCTCCGATATCCCATTTTGATTGATATAATTAATCGAAGATGTAGAAATTGTGCTTCCTGTAGTTGCCCAAGTAATTAAGCCAGCAAATACCCCTTCCCCATTTACATATCTTGTTAGGGGTGCTGATGGCAAATTTGTGGTTTGCTCTGTGGTCAAAATAGCATTTAGCCCGCCAGAAATATTAA